GCTGATTCTTTACCATATAACTTAGTTAAGCATTTATATTGAACATAATCATAATGTAATAGATGTAATGCATATTCTTTATATGTTACGTATTGCATTGGTTTAGATCCACCTGCATCAGGCATGATGCATAGAGCTATCCCAATAGCTACTAGCACCCCCCGAGCGATCCGCCTAAGCGGCTCGGGGTGAGCCTTTGAGAGGCTCTGCCTAGTTAGCGTACTGGTGCTGTCAAGTAACAGCGTAAATCTTGGGCGTGTCATCACTTATTTACCTCCTGTGGATAACTTCTGTGGATAACTATTTATCTGTAGAGTAAAAGCCCTTGCCCTTAAAGTGTGCTGGTGCAGCTGCAATAACCTTAGTCATCGGCTCATTACAGTATGTGCATGGTATTACTGGTCGACTGTGCCATCCATGATAGATCTCTTGACTAAGATTGCATCGTGAGCATTTGTAATCGTAGGCTGGCAAGTTAAGCACTTCCTTATCATGTATGACCCACATCCAGAGCATCGGTCTATGTCTGCCTCTGTGGGTTGGTTATCGAGATGACCATACTTTAATACAAGTAGTGGCAAGAGATCCTCTAGACGGATGATGGCGGCATATTCACGCGCATCTTCACCTTGTCCGTTGAGTCTAATCACTCCAAAGCCCAATTCCCCCGAAACGGCTGTGCGAGCTTTTAATTGCTTTATGTATGCAAGAGGTTGAAATCCAGCGCGGGCTTTGACTTCAACATCGAACGGTACATTGACAATATCCTTGCCACTACCCCTCCCAACACATGCGCCTTGCCATACAGTCGATAGGTACTGTGCGACAACACGCTCTGTGCGGAAACCTCTGTGCTTCCTTGCTTGACTAGCCATTTACTGCTTTACATTTAGCGCATTGCCATGTGACAACGCCATTGACTGAATCAGAGGATATGTCCTCTAGATCTCGTATTGCAACTGGCTCATTACACAGCTGACATGGTACGAACGCTGACATGAGATCGACCCATTCACCATTGATCTTAATTCCAATGTTTCCCATTAAACTCTCACTTCCTGTGGATGCCAATTACCATCGCTACCCATGCGATACCAGACAGGCGGACAGTCAGACTTAACTCCACCTGCATTCATTTGATTGCATTGGAAGCCGCCCCATGCACGACCATTCTTCTCACCTTCGCGCCATCGCATAGCACCATGCTTGCAACTTGGTGATTCCTGTGCTTCTGCTGTGCCTATGATTGCAGCTACATTTTCCATAGCCTTCTCAAGCGTGACCGGTGCATCGACTACTTTGTTATATTGATTGACAGGCGTAGTCCAATAGTCTTGCTCTGCTGGCTCTGCATCTGCCTTACGAATGGCAGTCTCTAGATCCTGAACGGATGGCTTAGGCGGCTTAGCAGATACCACCTTGCTCATTTCTTCTCGGCTTGGTCTCTTTCCTTTAGGCGCATAACCTGCATTTGCAAGTGCTCGGCCGATTGCCGAAGTCTCGCAATTCTCAAGTGCTGAAGTCTGATTAACGCCTCGGCTAGTAACTGTTTCCTCCGCGTACCCTGTTGCCCACGCAACGCCATCTTGAGCATCCTTAAATAGATAAGCCTTAACAATGTATCGATTTGCCTCGACAACTTCCAGCTCTGTTGATATGCGAAACGCTGGATAGTCCTTAATAAACTTTTCAAGTCGTACCTCCACTGGCTCATAATCGGCTAGATTAAACATAGAGATCGTTTTCCTCCGTTGCTAGTTGTCCTGCGAGTGCGCCATAGCTGCATAGGTCGACCCAGTTGTCAATGTGCTGGGCTGACTGATTAGTCCTTGCAAGTTTAACCAAGACCATGATCCCTGCCACTTGATAGTCGTGAATTGGTGTTTGTAAGTATGCTGAGAGGAGCATTGCGGTGTGTTGCAGGTTATCCGCAGGGTGGCCGTATGATAGCCCACGCTCACGGATCGTATCGGTTGCTGATAGGAGGATTTCATTCGCTTTCATTCCTGCCCCTTGATACTACGCCCACGATGATAACCATCTCGTAAACCCTTTTTGTAAGCTGTTTTCTGCACATCTATGATGACTATAACAAAGCCTATAATCATGCCAATAATGCAGATAAGTAGTAGCTTGTCTGTATTTGCCATTTCCGTACCTATCTGTGCCAATGCCCTTGATTGGCTACAGACTTAGTGTGACAGAACTGTCAGACGAATCAAGTACATTTTGGTAACAACTTGATAACGATTATCTAGGTCTGCCGTAAGACTTTCCAGACACAATGAATGTGCCATCCTTCTCGATGTTGATTAAATCTACCTGCACTTTGGCTTTGTTTACATAAATGATGGCGAATGCCTGTTGCCAGTTAGCCACACCTTTAGTGTACGCAGCTTGCTTAAAGTCCATAAGATTACCTACCTCGACACCATGTAGGACACGCCCTATGCGGCCTCCAGAGGCCTCTGAGAAGGCCGAACGCCCTGCTCTGTGCGTATGACCTGAGATAACATTCTTTCCATGCCTACGGGCTGCTTCAAGGGCTGATAAGCCCCCCTGTGGTTTGATGGGTGTGTGGTCTCCATGTACTGCAATCCAGTTAGGTGCAATAGGCATAGGGTTTTTGTGGAACGTAATACCTAACTCATCGAACTTCATAAACTTCTCAAAGCGTAACTCTGGCAATGCCCCAAAAGCAGGGACTTTAGCCATGATGATGTTATACAAGCGATCTGTGTGGTTGCTACGAATGCAATCTGTAACGCCTAAGTCCCAGAGAAGCTGCACAGCCTCGTTGCGGTCATCATCTAGGGTCTGGGCATAACTGCCCATGCGCCCTTCTTCCCACTTGCTGATCTGTGGAAGGTCAATCTCATCGCCGATAGTCACAACTTGATCTGGCTTAAACTTAGAGATGAAGCTTGCAAGGTTACGGGTTGCAACCCTGTCATGGTAAGGGACTTGTAAGTCCGAGACTACGACTATTCGCTTAATCGTCATCCTCATCATCTTCGTAATCGCCATAACGCTCTGGCTCTATAGGATCTGGCAAGATCCAATGTGGGTAGGCTTGAGGCTCTGTGATCATGAACATGGCTACATCTTCTGCGAAACCTGCGCGCTTTAGAGAGCAGAAGTATTCGTAAAGCCCAATGCAATAAGCATCTAGCTTTGAGTAGCCTTGTTCCTCAAGTGCCTTAGTTGCTTTTCTTGCCATAAGAAAATTATCGCTCTAGAAGGATGTTATAGATCTCATCGACACGCGCATGGAGTCGCTTGATTTCTGCCAGTAGATGAGTAATGACAAAGCCTGATAAACCACCTAGCGTCACTAGCGTAGCGATGTAGAGCTGAAAGAAATCTGTCTGTGTCACTTTTTAGGACTCGCATATCCGAATACACCTGATAGCACAGCCCAGAGGATTGCGCGATAGTCAAGGTCAAAGTTGCTAGATGCCCATGCTGCTAGGAATGCTCCAGCTGCAAGGTAAACAGGGTTCTTCATGTTCTTCATTATTCTCCACCTAACATAGATACTTGAAAAAAAGCACCATCATTGTCAGCCGTTTTCTTAAACGAGACATGCATGTGCTTAACGTGTTTGTTAGCCCCTGTGTACTTGCGCCACTTCCAGTTAAGGATGGGTGAGCAAATTCGTCCATCGAAAATGATGTAACTAATACGCTTGTCTGCTTTTGACTTTGATAAGGCACGAAGCTGATCTGCAAGATCGCCCATGATGTCGGGCTTGCTTGACTTGAACAGGTCACGATCGACATCAATGGCACGAACCCAGCCTTGCTCATCTGGATTATGATCAGACTTGCGAGCAGCGTGTCTGGTATCACCAATCCAGCCATCCGATAGCCTGTCACGATCTGGGAATGAGTCATCGATCTGCTCTCTTAGTTGGATCGCAGCCCTAGAGAGTTTTACCTTCATCCAAGTAAGAGCTTCGCTTCATCTTCTGAGATGCCAAGCTTTGCTAGTAGTGCAGTCTTGTCAGCAGCTTTAGCCGCCTTGTCTGCTTCTTCCTTAGCCTTCTCATCTGCATAAGCTTTAGCATCGGATTCACGCTGTGCTACTTCTTCTGCTGTCAATTCGATCTCTGAGACTTCCCCAGTAGAGCAATCAACTACGATCTTTGTGTCTGCCATGTTGTCTCCTTATGAGTTTTTTATGCCGTAAAGCGTTGCTGTTGAGTATTGTGCATAATTACCTGAATCAGGCGTAAATCTAATCGATGTAATAGCAGCCGTGTTAGACCATAAGCCAGCACTTATCGCAGAGTATGCAGTCGTTCCATTTTGCTCTTGAACGGTATCTATTGAGTAGGACTTATTTGTTGATCCTGCATAGTTTGGAAAGTAAATTAAACTGTTGCTAAAGGTTGATGCTGTGCCAGTGCTGGCTGAATTAAAACCTGCCC